CGTGCGGGACCATAACAACCCAATGAAATTACCAAATGAATGGAATTTCATAGACTATAATTATTAAATATTTATAGTAAAATTGTTATGTACCAAATTAATAAGATTGATATAAAGATCAATAGAGATGACCCTTAAAAGTTATTCAAAACTCCAAACACCCTTATCCGTCTGTACCATACCAATACATCTAAGATCGATAGAATTATCGAAAATAATATTATATAATGGATGTGTTGATCGTATAAACGGAACATTATCAAAGTCGTTTCTAGGTAGTGGAAATTTTCCTACTGTAAACGGCTGTATCTTTGATAATGGCATACCTGTGTATCTGGTTTCGCTTGAAACTGTCTCATTTGCACGAGCAAGTTTTCTGTAATAATTCATCTCAATAGTATGCTTATTATTATTAAGTTTACCTTTAAGTTCGTTAAGACTTTGATTGAACAAAGTTTGTACGACTAAAAGTGAACGAAATGATGTAAGTGACCATACAGAAGAATTATTAACCAACGATTCAGATTTATCTAAACCTAACACACCTTGTTTGACAAGACTTGCACTACCTTTATAAATTTCCAATTCATCGAATTGGTCAGAAGGTAGAAATTTCATAGCAAGCTTCCATGTTCGCCAACAATCTGTTGGTCTTAACAAAGGAAATTTAACCTCGCATAAGTATGCTTTGGTTGCAATACGCAACTGGAGGTTTGTCGGCATGTGTCTAGTACCAGGTAACGGTGTGATTCCGAGACCACCTAAATGTGCAGGAATATACCATGGGACATTAAGTTTAACCAGCAAATCTAAATGCCGGCCCATGTAAAATGATAATATTTTTTCTTTTAATGAATCAGGTGATGTACGAAGTAATTCATTAGCCCGTTCACCAATCGAAGTTGGTGGAGTTGTTGAATTAGTTTCATCATTCGTCGATCTGGACATATCATATAATAAACCGAAATTAATATATTTAACTAATTTAAAATATATTTTCTTTCGTTTATTATATGAGACCAGAACGGGATTGACTAATTTTGTTATATCACCGCCCTCTACCTCAATCTTATAGTGTTTTAATCGAGCTATTTGTTGAGGTGTTAATCTACCTTTAGTAAATTCTTCAGAATCCTTAATTAAAGAAGTTAGAGGATTTACAGTACCATAATTTTTCAAAATTGACTTACCCCAAGAAGAATCAAAAGGGTCAGAAATGACCTTATAATATTCTTTTGGAATAACAAACTCTTCCTGTACAACATCATGTGTGTACTCGAACGTAGTTGAGTTAATATTGAAAAATCGTTTGGAATAGTAGACTTTGCCGATGGACGGTTTGAGACCACAGAAAGAGCCTATGGTTTTCCATAGACGAACACCTAAAGGTGTGGCTTTCAGTAGACCATCATCACCATTGACAATGACACCAGAAACAGCAAGTTTGAATTCGCGATCACAATCCAATTCACGTACCAAACGTAGAATTGCAGCATTAATTAAACAAAGAACCGGGAAAGAAACTATGCTACCCATAAGTTGACCATTTTGTTGAGGCTCCGAATGTTTATCATTCAGGGGATCAACAACAAGATGATCTACTAAGGCACGTATAAATAATTCTTTCTCAATCGATGTGAGGTTAATGCAGTCTGAAATTGCCTCAGCACAACATTTACTAAGATCACCACGCAATTCATTTGTTGCGTTTTTGTAATCTACAGAAAGGAAAGCAAAGTCTCCTTTTAATGTTGCACCAAGAGAGTCAGAAAGGTAGTCCATTGTGATCCATGAACCTATAAGTTTGAAAACAGGGTGTTCTTTCATAGTCGACCACATGAAAATTTGAAGAGGTTTAAGAACCGTATTCAACATGGGAGGTCCTTTTGTTATGACACGCACTTTTAGTGCTTCCGCAAGAGCCACTGGTTCAGCAAAAGGCTGTTCTGGGATTGCTTTAGCAAACATACGATCATACAAAACCTTCCAATTGTGATAAAATTTTGAAAGATCAGATTCATTTATTTGAAATATATTATCATCTGCAAGACTAATCATCAACCTATTACCGTCATACTTTAAACCTTCCATAAGTTGTGGGTCAGAGAGGATTTCTCCAACCGCACCACCACCAGTACGACTACGAATATAATTCGCAGAAGTTGATGGAAAATGAGGGGTATAACGTTCACTATCCGAATAAATTTTACCATCAAACACTTCACGAACTGTACGAACTATTTGTGCTTTGATCATATCATTAGTTAATAATGAGAAATCACCACGAATAGAATTATCCTTAAGATCTGCCCAGTCAAAAAGACGAACAGGTTCAGGTATAGCGTACGGAGTTGTTAGTGTTTTGAAGGTGTCAACAGCACCTTGTGTCAGTTCCTCTGCATCTGGTCTAACAAGACCTTTCTTAATTTGCAGTACTGAGACAAGAAAACCATGAAAAAGTTCAGGTTTGTGTTGAAAAATAAAACGGACGTAACGATACGCACGACCACCTAACAGTATGTGGGGCGTATCTTTGGTTGTAAAAGGTTTTGCAGGAATTTCCTGTGGATCATTAAAAAACTCACCTTGACACGCAGCATAAAATGCTGCTAATTTGTACTTCATGAATGCCATAAAACCGCATTCAGTCGCACATTTAGTCCAATGATCAAGGGTAGGTTTAATATTGTATCCAATATCATCGAAATCATATAATCGGAGTAATTGAATAACTTTTTGAATAGAATCCGCAATCTTCTCACGGAGAGATAATTTTCGTTTGTCAACTTTTTGAATTCGTTGGCGAATGCGTTTTATCTGCTTTTTGAGCTCTAAAGTGGCAACGCTTTTGTTGTTGCTAGCACTCATAGGACTACTCTTCGCTTTCTTCCAGGAAGAGGAGTTCACTTTAGAACTATTGTGGAGTTTCGTCATTTCTACCATTTACGGCTACAAGTCGTGTTCCTT